ACAGAGTAGAAACAATAAGGGAGACTGGACCTAAAACTACTAGAGCCGAACCATTGTCAGCACAATGGCAAATGGGTAATGTTGATATAGTGGAAGGAACATGGAACAAAGAATACCTTTCACAAATGGAATCATTCCCTTCTGGTAATGTTAATGATGATTTGGTCGATGCTAGTAGTGGCGCATTTCTAAAGTGTATTGAAGGCGCCAACAATGATGCTAGACGTAGGGCATTGGCATCGTGAACAATATTATTCGCAACGATGGTTTTGGCAATGTCTTATCAGGACTCAATACTGTTGGGCTTGATCGAACTGCATCAACTTATTTTAAGGGTAGTAGTTGGCGCCGAGGGCTAGAACGTTTCTGGGCAAGTCGTTACAATTATTACGATTATGCTGAAATCTATAGTGGTAGTGGTGTAGCACAAAAGATTATTGACCGTCCCTCCGATGACTGTTTCCAACGTGGAATAGAAATCGAAGGCGATGAAGGCAGTATGATATTCGATGAATTTGATCGGCTATCAGTCTACACTAAAATGTCAGATTGCGTTAGATGGTCTCGGCTATATGGTGGATCATGCATCCTAGTAATTGTTAAGGATGGTGGTGAACTCGATACGCCATTGAACTATGATAATATCATTCAAGTAATAGAACTCAAAGTGTATGATCTAACATGCATCAAACCTACTGATATTTACTATAGCGATCCGAACGATCTACTAAAGTTTGGTCAAGTCGAATACTACGATATCCATCCGCCAGGAGTGTCAACCTTTCGAGTGCATGATACTAGACTGATATTTATGGGCGGTGAACCAACACCACTAAAACAGATCATTCGGCAAAATCTTACTTTTGCTGGTCGTAGTGTGTTAGAAGGCTGTTTAGATGATTTGAGTCGTTACGATCAATCACTACAATGGACCTTGCGATTGTTAGAAAGGAAACAGCAAGGCGTTTACTTGATGGAAGGTTTAGGTGATCTGTTTGCAGAAGAAGCGGATGATGTTGTGTCTCGCCGAATTAATTTGGTTGATCTTGTTAGAGGTAATCTTAACAGTGTTGTTGTCGATGCGAAAGATAGTTATACTGTTCAAAACCTAGGACTCGATGGCATACAATCCGTTATTCAAGAGTATCAAACTGCACTTTCTGCTAGCAGCAATATACCTGTTGTTATACTTTTTGGTAAATCTACCACAGGACTCAATGCTACTGGCGCTGGCGATCTTGAGTCTTATTACGGTATGGTTTCTCATATTCAACAAGTAATCGCGGCGCCTGTTCTAGAGAAACTAACTGCATTACTGTATATACAGCAAACCTTTACTGACAAGATACCGGATAAATGGAAGATTTGCTTTAATCCACTATGGGTGCCGAGTGAAGCAGAACAGGCTACTACTAACAAAACCAATCAAGAAGCTAACGCTGCTGAAATGACTATGCTAACATCACTACAGAATGCCGGTATTATCAGTCCCGAAGAAGTTAGACAGATATTCGTTAACAAGTATGACGAATATAATTTCCCTGAAGAAATTCCTGATACTGCCGTTAGTGCAATGGATTATGCGGCTGGTATAGATACTAGTATGTTAGACGTTCCTAACGATACGAGTAAGCCGAGTGCCCAAGCGTAAACCTATTAAACCGATGAAGTATCCGCTGGGCCAGGAGTATGCATATCGTCGCATTCTGTTATCACTTACTAACACTTATAAAAAGGTGCTTAAACGTAATATGTCGCCGCATGTTATCTCAATGGCTACTGAGGCAACAGCTTTTCATCTACCGACGGGAGAAATTGTTAGACAAGATGCAGGCTGGGAAGATGAACTAAGGAAGGTAATGTTACAGATTACTAAAGATATGGTCGGACCCACTAACTCTGCAATACGGCAGATGAACGTTATTGGACCGCAAGTAAATCAATACAATAAAGCCCAATGGACTAGCCTTGTTAGATCGCAATATGCAGTTGATCCGATACTGAAAGAAGATAAGGAACGTTACAAGTTCATAATGGAAAACTGGAGTCGCAGTAACAGTTTGCTTATTAAGGATATACCGTTTAAGACAAGTAACCAAATAGCAACGATGACACGACAAGCCTTGATAGATGGCACTAACCTAAAAGATACTACTGACGCCGTATTCAATATAATGGCAGAACGAACTGATGTGAGTGATAGTAGGGCTAAACTGATTGCGCGAGATCAGATTTCTAAGTTGAATGGGCAACTAACTAAAGAACGACAAACTGATTTGGGAGTCGAGCAATACATATGGCGCACAGTAGGTGATGAAAGAGTTAGGGAAGAACACGAAATACTTGACGGCGAGGTTTTTAGTTGGGATAATCCGCCTGAGCCTGGGCACCCAGGGGACGATTACCAGTGCCGCTGCACTGCTGAACCAATACTACCAGAATTTGTTTCATTCGAAGCTAGTTTGTTAGAGGAAGCTGAATAATGGAAAGCGAATGGGAAGAAGTGTTTGCAACTGCTGATGACTACAAAGGAACAGTTATATTTAACAATCTAGTGTCGATTAATACTCTAACGTTTCCTGGCCTTAATAGTGTTGCCGTCAAAATAAACTTTGATACTGATCCGCCTACCTTATGGGTTAATCCTGATCTAGCATGGGATCAAGCAGCGAAACAGTTTTGGAATGCAGCATATCGTTGCATGGGTAAACCAGCATTATTTCCTGAAAGCGAAATGTAATGGTAACACGTTACGACAATATAACCATTAAAGCTGAACTATCGAAAGATGGTTGGATTGTTGATCGTCCGATCATTACTAGAGCGGGTATCTTTACTTACAGTAATGGTAACAAAATAGTAAAAGAGTATCGGCCTGATGCAGAAGTATTCAATGAAACGAGTCTAGCGAGTTTGCGTGCAATACCTATTACAGATGGTCATAAAGGTATCCTCAATACTAACAGTAATCTTGATGGTATCGTCGTTGGCAGTGTTATCTCTAACGGAGTAAAAGAGGACTCTAATGTAGTCGCTGATATCGTCATTCATAACGTAAAGAAAATAGGTAGTAAGCGAGAACTATCACTTGGCTATCAGTGCGAGATAGACGAAACTCCTGGCACGTTCAATGGAGAACGTTACGATCAAATACAGAAAAGTATTACATACAATCACCTTGCAGTTGTTAATAAAGGGCGTGCTGGTAATGCGCGTATCCGACTAGACTCTGACGAACTCGCATCATTTGCATTGGAGAACGAAACAATGGACCCGGTTCTAGGTAAGGTTCGGCATGATGGCACCGGGATAGATTATCCTGCTGCGCCGGAAATCGTTTCTATGGTGAATGATCTGAAGAAGCAGATCGAGCAACTAACATCGCGTGCTGATAAGGCTGATGCAGAACGCGATACTGCTAAGGCAGAAGTTGTTACGCTAACAACTAAGCATCAAGCTGAGTTGGAAACAGCGAAGAACTCCGCCAGGAGCAGAGTTGAACTCGAAGCAAAAGCGAAACAACTTGATTTGAAGTTGGATGGTTCAGACCGTGATCTGAAAATTGCTATTGCTGAGAAACTCGGAACGAAACTAGAATGGAAAGATCGTTCCGATGAATATGTTAACAGCGCATATGATATGACTGTTGCGCGTGATAACCATAATAACCAAAAGACGGCTGAGCAGAAGAAAATCGTTACGAATAAAGAAGATAGTAATCCTAGCGGCAGTGTTTCTTCTGCCGATGCTAGAGCAAGAATGATTGCTCGTATCCGTGGCGAAAAGAAGGATGCTGCATAATGTCGGGGACATACGCTAACTATATGGCTCCTGCTTTCGTGGGTATGAAAGCAGATAGTATGGATGACAACGTAGATACGTTTGCATGTGGCAGCGCTAACGTTGATGTTGGTGTTGCAGTGCAACGAACTGCTGCGGCAGCACTAACATGCAAGAACGGTGCATCCGTTGCTTTGGGCGTTGGTGTTTCGTTGCATGATCACATCATCGGTTACTATGGTAGTTATCGGCAGTATGATGCTATTTCCGTGCTAACACGCGGTCGAGCATGGGTAGCATTGGCTGATGGCACTGGTGTTGCTGATGGCGTAGCAGCAAAAGCTGATGCTGCAACGGGTAAGTTTAGCACTACTGGTTCCATTGCAGTAACGAATGCAGTATTCCGTAGTGGTCCCATCAATCTACTTAATATTGATGGTGTAACAACTACGCTCGGTGCAATCGTTGAATTGCACTATCCTAACGTATAAGGACTAGTAACATGCCAGACCCGATGTTGCATGAGCATTACGACGAATCAGACGTTGTGATGCTTTCTAACGCTACTTTCATTCGGCAAAACTTCCGCGAAGATGCTGATACTATTTTTCTAGCTCGTCAGCTTGATTTCGTTCGGTCAGCGACATATGATCGTCAGTTGCCTGCAACTAACGCTGATATACTAGTTCCGGATGATACTAGTGTTCCTGAATGGGCCGAGACTGTTACTCAATACGCTTACGATGCTGTTGGCATGGCGAAAGTAATCAGCAACTATGCTGATGATCTACCGCGTGCTGATGTTAGATCAACGTCACGTTCTGTTGGCGTTAAGACATTGGGCGATAGTTACGGTTACAATGTTAATGAATTGCGTGCTTCGCGTGCTACTGGTGCTGGCCTAGATGCAAGGAAAGCAGCGGCAGCGAAACGAGCTATGGATCTAAAGGTTATGTCCGTTAAGCTCAATGGCGATCCGACTTATGGATTGTTTGGATTGTTTACACATCCGAACGTTCCTGTTCTAGTGCTAACTAACGCTGGTGATTGGGGCGCACTAACTGGCGATCAGATTTTTGCTAATCTGGTGCAATGGATTACTGCTTACCAGAACCAAGTAAAGGGCACTCACAACGCGACTCATTTGGAATTGGCGCCGAAAGCCTTTACTGCTGCTTCTACTAAGTTCATTACTGCTAGTGGCGGAACAGTGCCTATTACTCCGCTGCAAATGTTTCGCACTAGTTATCCCGGAATTACTGTAGAGAATATCTGGGAACTAACACTCGCTGGTAGTGCTGGCACTAAAGACCTCGGTTTGATGTATGAACGTAATGCGGAAAACATTTCGCATATGTTTGTAATGCCATTTAGTCAGTTGCCTCCCGAGGCACGCAATCTGGAAATCGTTACAGATTGTATGGCACGTAGCGGTGGCGTTAATATCTTCTATCCGCTGGCACTGTTGTCGGCACTAACTACCTGATCGGAGGCAAGAATAATGTTCTCTATTAAGAACAATACTGAGCGACTTATTACTACACACTTGGGCGACATGCTCGCGCCAGGAGCAACCACAGAAGTTTCGGATGTAACTATGGAACATCCGACTATGCAGCAATGGTCTAGTGAAGGCCACATTACTGCAACGGAAATAGTTGATCCGCCAATTACTACTCGCGCTCATTTCACTAACCCTCCAAAGGATGAGCCGGTAAAAGAAGTTCTGCCGGAAAATAATCAGCCATCACCAGTGTTTAATACTGGTGATGTAGAACAACCGCATAAGGAAACAATTGTTGCTAAACCATCACCAGTTCGGTCAGCCAATAGTCCATCGTCAATTACAGCGGCACAGACTATTAAGGCGTAACGATATGAGTGGTCCGCCACTAGATGATACAGAGTCGCCACTAACAGATGATGATAAATCAACTGTTAGTGGTGTCTATGTTGCAACTAACCTATCATCGCGCACTTTTATTGCCGGTGATTTGATGTTGTATCCAAAGATACCAGTTGGCGTAACCGAGGAACAGAAGCTATTCATTGAACGTAGTCACTACGGAAGTTATTTCGTATTTGTAGTGAATCAATGAGCGCAACTGTTCCGCCTGATTATTGGACTGATGTTAAGGCAATACTGCAACTATTCTTTCCGCAGTATTTCGATCCTGATAGTCCAAGTTATATTGACCCGACATTGCTAGATCAGTTGCTAGCAATATCGGATGAATTTCGTCCTTGGTGTTTGCCTACGAGTAAACAAAATTTTGCACAAGCAATGTATGTTGCTTACTTGATTAGTGTGCAACAAGAAACATCAACTGGCCAAGAAATAATGGTAAAAGCAGGGCCTATTACTTCCGAAAAGGAAGGTGATATTACTATCAGTTACGCAACTACTACGACTGGTGCTAACAATTCACAAAGTCAACGGCCGTCATCTGATCCGTGGGATGCATGGAATAAACTATATCAGCTTTGTGCTAAAGGCGCGATTACTACTCGTTTCGGTAGACCACAATGCCCGTAAAAATTATTGATAAAGATATGGGTTGGCAACGAATTGGTAAAGATATTACTGCATTACGCGGTAGTTCGGTTAGAGTTGGTATCATGGGTAACGAAAGTGCCGATGGCGTATCGGTAGTGGACTACGCCATGTATAATGAGTTTGGCACTAACAGAATACCGGCTAGACCGTTCATGTCGAAAACTGCTGAAGTATATGGTGAGAAAATAGGTAAATTTACTGAGTATCTTGCTGGTAGTTTGATTGATGGAAAGGTCGGCCCGACTTATGTATTGCAGAACATCGGCGAAAAATATCAGTCGTATATACAAAAGACAATACGTGATGCTAAGAATTGGGCTGTTCCTAATGCTGCATCCACAGTGGCAATGAAAGGATCGAGTTCCCCATTGATAGATACTGGTAGAATGGTGCAGTCAGTTCGTTACGAAATAAAATTAGGTCAAGCAACTAAGGGCAGGTTCTTGATTTCGTGACTACTTCATTTCGAATGCCGTTTGAAGTATTGAAACGCGATATTGGTCAGATCGTTAATGGCAAGTATATGTTAGCCGACGATACTGGCGTTATCATTACTGTAATGGCAACAGTGCAAATGATTAGACCAACAGATCAAAACATAATAGAAGCGACACCATTTGGACGAAGGGCTGGTAGATACATTAAGATTTACACTGAAACTAGGCTACGTTGCGCTAATCAAGAAATTGCTCCTGGCAGAGAACGTTACGCTGGTGATTTGTTTCTATATGATGGTTCGCAATACTTGCTGTTTGGTGAAGCAGATTTTACTATGTTGTCGAGAAGTCGTTCTACTCAAGTATCGCATTGGCGTTACTATGCTGTTGAGTCCATCGAGCAAATGGAATTGGACAATGCACCTTGATTGATAAGCTGTATCAGTTAATCAATGAAGCTGCGAAACGGCTTGGTCCTAACTGGACTATTGTGTTTGCCAATCAAAATATTCCCCGGCCAGTCAAGCCATACATTTCAATTAACGTTCTATCTGTAGACATTCCTGGCCATGTGATCTATTCGCCAATGTATGCGATAGGTCCTATGCAGTATGATGGCCATTCTACTATGGCAACAACAATATCCGGCTGGCGTAAAGCCGAAGTAGAACTACAAGTATTCAACGGGATTAATTCACTATCAACAATCAATACGCTTGCGTTAATATTGCAAACCCCAACTATATTGGATTATCAACAAGAGATTGACTGTGCTATTGGTAATCGACTGTTTATTGGTTACGTTCCAGAACTAATTAGTTTATCGCAATACGAAGGGCGCGGTATCTATCAGTTCGAGTTCATGTATACAGAGGAATATGCTGAGACCATGAATGAAATCTGTAGTGTAATAGTAAATGGTCGGTATGTAGCTGGCGCAGTTACTCCTGATCCATACGTTATCTTTAACGAACAAAACGTTCCGGTCAACTCACTAACATGCGTGGAGACTGTTCCATGTCCGGATGAAGTTGATAGTGATTGGGACGATGGCGAAACAGGGTGGGATCGTAACCAGACCACAGAATGGGATAACAAAATCTAATGGCGAACATTGATCGCATTGTCAACGTTCAAATATCGTTGCAGACTGCATCGGTAGCACAGAACACATTTTCTGATTTGTTGCTTTATGGTGTATTTACACCAGTAGGCGCACAGAAAGTAGCAATCATTACTGATTCAAGCGAATTGCTTGATACGTATGGTTGCACGCCTAGTTCGCCAATATACCTTGCGGCACAAGCAGCATTTTCACAAATACCGCATTTGCCGCAAGTATATATCGGATTGTCTACTGGTATTCCTGATCCGACGGCTGATCTAACAGCAATTAAAGCAGAAAACAATAATTGGTATGCATGGACTAACGTAGATCATCTTGAAACGAAGGTGCTTGCTGGTGCGGCATGGACTGAGGCTAATGAGAAACTATTTGTAACGACATTGACTAGTGTCGCTAATAGTAATCCGGTTGCAACTGATACGACTAGTGTCGGGTATCAGTTGATGAATGGTAACTATTTCAGAACGGCATGGTGGTATGAGCCGACATTAACTAACTTTCCCGATATTGGCATTACTATTAAGAGCTTCACGAAATACCCCGGCCAGGAGACATGGGCTAACCAAAGGCTACAAGGCGTTAGTTCGCTTAATATGACTGAAACGCTATCGAGAAATGTTCGTGATAAGAATGGTAACACATTCGAACCATTCCGTAATATTGCTATTACTCAGAATGGCAAAACTGCTGGTGGCGAGTGGATTGATGTTATTCGTTTTCGCGACTGGTTGTGCGAAGAAATTAAAGTAAATATTTTCCAGCAGTTAGTTGATAATCGCATTCCCTATACTGATCCGGGTATTGCGATTATTCGTTCCAGGCTGATGGAGTCACTAGACTTTGGCGTGCAGCGTGGCGGTATTGCTCCGCCTGAAGTTGATACGGAAGGGAATCTAATTCCTAGCTATACTACTAGTGTTCCTCTATCAACAACAATTTCGCCTAACGTAAAGGCTAGTCGTGTGCTACATGATGTATACTTTACTGCTAGACTTGCTGGTGCAATTCATGCAGTCGAGATCAAGGGTTCGCTAACCTATGAATTGTTGCCAGTTGGCGCAGTTCCAGTTGTTGCATAGGAGAAATAAATGTCTGTAGTGCGGACCTATAATCCCTCGCGCGTAGTAATCATTATGAATGGTTTGCCTATGTCTGGTTTTGCAGACGGAACCTTTCTAAATGTTACTATGTCAGCAGATGGTGTCGTTACCCAAGTGGGTGCTGACGGTGAAATTGCGCGAGCCGTCAATACAGATCGTCGTTGCACAGTAACGATTACTTTACAGCAAACTAGTCCAAGTAATGCGTTTCTATCAGGACTATTTGAAATGGATACACTTACTTGTGGTGGCACTATTGGCCCGATACTAGTGCAAGATTTGTGTGGTGAAACGTTGTTTATGGCCGCGCAAGCTTGGGTTGTTAAGCCTGCTGACATGGAATTTGCCAAAGAAGTTGGCACTAGAGCATGGCAGATTGAGACTGGCGCGCCGAGTGTATATCTAGTTGGCGGAGCGTAATAACTCATGGCGGTAGTTGGGAAACGTTATGAGTTCGAACTGGATAACGGCAACAAGTTTTACATAAGACGTTATGAACCATTTCTATCGTTAGAAGTGTTAGGTGAAGTCCAGAAGAAATTCCTTCCGCCACTAGCAGCAATGTTAGAGGCGAATGATCCTAACAGTTCTGCTGAAGTTAGAATGGATCAAGCAACTAAAGCGATTGAGTCGGTATCGAAAAGTCTTGATGGCAAATCACTAATAGCGTTAGTGAAGATAGTTTTGAATCCGGCTTATATTTCTGTTAGTGTTCAGTCTGATCCGCCAGTGCCGTTAGATGAAGGCGCATTGAACAGATCGGTTGATGATGTATTCGATGTTATCAAAATACTGATTGAAGTATTGAGGTATAATTACGAAAAGCTTTTTACGCAAGGGAGAAGCCTTATTGGACAGGACCAACAGGACCGTCCAACGATCCAATAGGTATTCTCCGTGAAGATTTGGTAGAAGAACTAGTAATATGGCGACCAATACTAGAAGGTCTTGTTAGTATCGGTGAAGTAACAAGAGGGGATGTAGACATTATTGATCTGCTTAAACTAAATGCGCTGTTAGATATGCGTGCTGCTGCGGAATGGCGCGAGAACGAACGCGCCAGGAGCAAGAAGTAAATGGCTATCGTTAGAGAGATTACGACACTATTTGACTTTGAAGTAAACAAGTCTGGATTTACTCAGGCTGAAGCTGCCGTTTCTCAAGTGAAATCATCTATGATGGCACTTGGTAAATTGTTTGGTATTGTTTTGGCAGCGGATAAAATTATTGAATGGGTCGATGAATTTAAGAACGTTGGCAAAGAAATCAATAAGCTATACTATCAGATTGGTCGTATGGCGCGACCGGGCGATGATGTTGTTGCCGCACAGAAACAACTGTTTGCTATTGCGCAGAATACCGGCATTGAATATACGCAAATGCTGGATACTTACCGAGAGTTCTTGAATGAAAGTAAAGAGCTTGGAGTAACGCAAGACGAATTGTTACATACTGTTGATAATATCTTTAAGGGATTGCGGTTAGGCGCTGCGAGTCCAGAACAAATTAGCACCGTGCTTAATACTATGAACTTGGGTTTTCGTCGCGGTGCTGTTGGTATGCGACAATGGGGATTGTTGCAAGATGAAGCGCATGATGTTACTGATGCGATAGGAGTATCGCTAGGTAAAAATCGTGATGAAATGGAAGCGTTTGTTAAAGCGGGCAAACTAACGCCAGAAATCTTTATTAAAGCGTTAGGCGCCTCTAACAAACTAATGAATGAACAATGGGCGAAACGCCCCCGGAAACTTGGCGAAGGCTTTACTTATCTATGGAATGAAGTTGCGTTATTTTCAGCCGAACTATGGAAGGCGGTTAATACTGGTAGTAAAGTTGCTGATATGATTGTTAGATTTACTGATCTAACATTCGGCAACTTGCGTAAACTGATAACAGCATTTGGCGGTCTGAATAAGCTGATCGAGGTTCTTGGTATTACAATAACGGTTGCGCTTGGCCCGAAACTAATTCGAATGTTAATGCTTGCTACTAGTTGGACGCTAAGATGGGCGGCAGCGAATGCGTTAGCTGCTTTGCAATGGACATTGATTGCTGCTGGTATATTGGCAGTAACAGTAGCAATAACCGATTTGGTTTACTGGATTAGGGGCGGCGAGTCATTCATTGGCGATTTCCTTGGTAGTTTTGAAGATGTAATGGGATTCCTAAAAGACAAGCTAAGTGGCGATAATCTATTCAAAGGATTCGATGCATTTATCAAACTATTACAAGGCGATTTCAAAGGCGCATGGGAAGCATTCAAAGAATCACTAACCAGCGTAGAAGGTATTATTGGCACTCTTAGTGTAGCGCTCCTGGCGCTAGGCGCCATGAATCTATTAGGCATTACTGCTGGTGTTGTAACATTAATCAAGAAACTAGGAATAGTTCAAGGTGCAACAGTTGCGATTAAAGCAGGATTTGAAGCTTGGAATACAATATCGTTTACTGGATTGCTTGCTGCACTTGGTAGAGTAGTGCCAGTTGCCGGAATGATTGTTGCTGCATTGTATGGTAAGGAATGGGCGCAAGATTTGTTTGATATGGCGTTAGGTAGAACGCCGGAAGAAATAGCGTCGCGTAAAGCAGATCGAGAAAAAGCAGCGCAAACTCCTGGCTTTATCACTAGCACTTGGGATGCAACAAAGAATATTTTCAAGAAGAAGCCAGATCAAGGTCAGATGAATATGCTTAATTCGGCTGCTACTTTCGGTGCAACTCCGTTAGTAGCAGTAGATAAGATGAATCCATTCGGCGCTGGGATGCCGCCAGGAGCGACAGTCTTTCCGCCAGCTTCTAACAATGTTAATCAGAAAATTGATGTAGTGGTGCAGATTGACCCGAAGCAAAGTATTGTTGATCAAGTAACGAGTATGATACCAACGATACTTGAGAAGATGGGTAGACAAATTAACAACTCTAATCCAGCAGTGGAATTTGGTGGCGTTCCTTGAGCATCTTTTCCGCTATCTTCGTAAAGAAAAGCACTGTTGGATTTTTGTCGCTTGATGTGTTGGTTAGTGAAAATCTCAAGTTGCCGAGTGAAGTAACTAAGTATCCGGTAGAAGATGGTAGTGAAGAAATCAGTGATCACATTACGCAACAAAATGAAGAACTATCCATTACAGGATCGGTATCATCTTCGGAGATATTGTCGTTAGAGTTTGGTTCATGCATGACGAAACTAATAAATGCAGTGGACCAAATGCGTAGTATGCATAAGGAAAGGAAGCCGGTTACAGTTGTTACGGGTTTAGGTAAATATGAGGAAATGGCATTTACTGATCTTAGTATTACTAGAGGTAATGGTGCTGGTGGCGGTGGTTGGTTGGACATTAACGCTAGTTTACGCAAAATAAAAAAGGTTGCGTTAAAGGAAACAGAATTACCGCCGGATAAAGCTGATCCGAATGGTAGTGGAAAAGGTAAAACTGGCACAAGTGAAAGGAAAAGTGGAACAAGTGGTAATTCAGAAAAACCGCCAAGTAATGAAAATCCGTTTCGAAAGATTGCTAGAGAACAAGGCGGTTATAATCCGCCAGCAAAACCTTTGATTACTCCAAAGCTTGGTCCGCCGGTAGCGCCATAATGTTTGTTATTCCGTTAGCAGATATGAACAGTCAAGCCATCGAGTCATTACTTGATGATGATCTTTATTATATCATTATGGATTGGAATGATGAAGGTGAATACTGGGAAATGGGCGTGCGTAATTCAGCCTATCAAACTTTGATTGATGGTATTTGTGTAGTGCCGAATTTCTTACTAACCCAACAATTCAAGTATCCAGATATTTTTCCTGGCGATGTAATTGTGGGTATTGATCGAGCAATCAATGGCCCGCCGCCAAGAGATGGATTTATTAGTAAACGTTTCGAATTTGTGTATATACCTTACTTGGAGTTACTAACAATCAATGCTGTTTGATCGGGTATATCGTTTGTTGATTGGAAAGAAAGGCCAGAG